CCTTTACTGTGTCAACATCTACCTTTGAAGACTTAAGAAGTTCTACTTCTGCTTGCAAAGATTTTACTGTTGATAATAGATCGCTAAAGGCTGATGTTAGATTATTCTTGATTTCTGCAATTGCTTCTACAACTACATCATCTGACTTAGATACATCTGCGTCTGTGTCTGCTACCTTTTCAACTGATTCTGCAACTGGTGCATCTTCAGTAGTTTCTGCAACTGCTTCATCTGACTTAACAACATCTGCTGTTTCTGTCTCTTCTGCCTTTGCAACTTCTTCGGTAACTTCTTCAACCACGGCATCTGCCTCTGGAGCGACCACAACATCTTCAACTACATCTGTCTTTTCAACTTGTGTTTTTGATTTTGTCATAGGTTGTACCTCCTTGTTAATCTTAGAAGTATTAATGCCTTTAGCACTATCAACTAAGAATTTTATCATTGTTGTTTTTTCATCATCCGTTTTTTCAACGAACCCTATATTTTCCATCTGCTCTCCAGTAACGGGGCTAAGTTCTGACTCGTTTTCAGATGATATAACAATTCCATTTTCTTTATCGTAAAAAACATTTTCTAATACTGTTTCGTCACCTTTGATAACATCTACGCCATCAACTTTTTCAACTGAAACAATATTTGCAAATTGATTTGCTGGTGAATCTACAAGACTCAACTCAACCAAATCATAATCCTTAATAATTCTAATCTGTGAGTCTGACTTTTCATCATAACCATCATCCCACTTGTTCATTCTTCCGCCAATAGAAAAACCTGTTAGTGTTCCGTCTAGAACCTTTTCCCAAGTGTCTTGTGCACCCTTTGAGACATATGCAGAAACGAATACACCCTTATAGAACTTTTTTGTATCTGGATCAAAATACTTATCTTCTTTAAAGTTAACCATCTTGCCAACTGCTAATGGCTGATGCATTTCTCTGATGTTTCCACGAAACTTTGCAAAAGCATTCATAGATGCCTCAGATGTAACAATATCCATCTGCTTGTCAAGGTTGTCTAATGATGCAAAACCTGAAACGATACGACGCTCTTTGTCTACCTTATTAAAGGGCATTGAAAGACGAAGATTTTCCCCATCTGAATTCCAATGGGCCTTGGATATATTGCTCACCATTATATTATAAACCCCTTTTTGTACATATATCACATATTGGACATATTGGACATTAAGGTGTTTGTCGTCCCTCTCCCTTTGGCGCTCTGCCAGCAACAGTTGAAGTGCTGTCAGAATTACTATTGGTTCTTTCGGCATCCCTAGATCTTGTAGTTCTTGCCTCGGCTGATGCTGCTGGACTTAGATCTAGAACTTCATCTCCGCCGTCTCTTTGTGGCATATCTAGAACGACTCTTGCTTCATTAGGAGTCATGATCTGATTCTTAACATATCTTTCAAGAATCTGAGACTGTGCAATCTCATCTGTCAGTGTCAACTCGTTAAACACAAACTCAATAATATCTGTCTTTTCACGAATGATTTTGTTGATCATCTTCTCTAGTTGTCTTTGTGCTGGTCGTGCAACCTGTTCCTTAAAAGTACGATCCTGTGCAAGTGCTGCTGCTATAGATCCAGAATCGCCACCTCCAAGTTTAGACAGTGGCACCTGATGTGCTACTAGGATATCATCACGGTTTTGCTTACGATACTCTTTAAATGAGCCGTCCTGTATTCCGTCTTCGATTGGCTCCATCTTAAATTCAACTTTGTTGTTTTCGCTATCACCTGGAAGTGGAATATATAGCGTTCTGTGAGACTGCCCTCTGAGACTTGTTTGCAAGAATCTAAACATCTTGTCTTCTGCATCTCCAGAAAGTTTCGCACCCTTTAATGTTACAACGTATCGTGGAACTGCTTTATTTGCAAAATAGTCAATGTTATATTGTGAAGCAAGTGAGTCTCCATGTAGTGAGTTTATAGCCGACATAATGTCTGGCACTCCGTAAAAAGTATTAAGAGGTGAGTACTGCTTGAAGTGAATAATCTCGTTTGGTCTAGCATCTGTTGTTAGTGGGTTTTGGTTCTTTGCTCCAAAGTTACGGAAGTATACAATCTTGTTTCCAATAATCTGAACATATCCGTCTTTGATTCTTCTTACTCGCATTGTTGTTGATGGTATATGTCCAACGTATCCGATTTCTCCACGAGTTGTTCTGCCAATTTCTAAGTAGCCATTTCCTGTTGACTGAAGATCTGTATAGACCTTTTCCATTGTGGCTGTAAAAGAGTCATCATCATTAAGAGACTCTAGCCAGTCACGCATTTCAATCTTTGCTCGTTCAATTCTTTTTCTTGCCTTTTGAGTTGCGCTGTTATCTTCTGATGCTTCAAGTCTCATCATTGTTCTTGGAGAAACTTTGAACTCATATCCAAGACCGACAATGTTTTCTACCTTAGCATCAATTGCTGCATGGTTTGCAAATGATGTGTCGTAATAGTTTGCTAATTCATAAAGGTTCCATGGTGGTGTGATTACGTCAAACATTCCATAGCCGTTTACGTATACCATTCCTGGGTTTATCTCTTTTGACTGTGCTCCATCAATACCGCTTTTTCCAGCAAGTGCTGCAGTTGTGTATTGTGTTGTTGGCTCAACCATCTTGGCTGACATTCTGCTTGTTCGTCTTTTAAAGTTTGAATCTAAACCATCTAAAGTTTTTAGTGTTTCCCAGTTGCCATTAAATGGATCTGACTTTGCAAATGGTTCATCTTTCTTTGCTGCATCGTCAATTCTTGCACCGATTTCGTATTCGTTATCTTTCATGATTAATCCTCGTCACCATACTTGGCAATTGTGTCCTTTGCTGCCTGGACAGCACCTAGGTCATTTAGTGATGGAATTAGACCTGCCTTTAGTCTATCCACTTGCTCAGAATATTCTTCTTCAGAAACTCTTGTTAATCCTGGAACAAATACGCATGTGCCGTCTCCTGGATCTCCGTAATACATTGCAGTCTTTTTTAGTTCTGCAATTCTAGAAATGTCATTCTTGTCTGAAGGTATGTTGAGAACTGAACCATTTCCATCTGTAAACCACTTACCATTTGCCTTTTTGTACACGTAAAGGCCCCAGTCATAGTTCTTCTCAATGACTTGTCGTCTAACATTTTTTACAATTGGTTGACCAGTTTTAGGGTCTATTAGTGAATCCATATCCATAAGTATACCATATTACACTGGGTCTTGTACGAACTGGTTCCAGTTTACATCCGTAAATAGTGTATATGAGTAATCTCCAAAACGAACTGGCCTATCGTCATCGACAATTATCTTATTTGTTCCCGTATAACTCTTATAAACATCTGAAGGATTGACTCCATAATAACTTGTTTCTGACAAAACAAGCACCTTATTCCAGTTAAACGAACCACTATCCCAAAACTCCCAATCAAGTGGATAAGACCCTAGAACCTTTACTCTAAACCACGGTCTTTCTGCTATGTTCTGCACCTCTTGTAGATTAGTAGATTGATAGTAAGATATGCTGTTGAATAGAAGTGGGCCAGTCAGTCTTACTGCCCCCTCAAAAAATGAAAAGTTTAGACTGCTTGAAAAGTTAATTCCAAGGAATCCCCACTCCTGAAGAGTTATTACTGGCTCCTTTACAACTTTGCCGTTCCAATAAAATCCAATACCATTTTGAACAAGACCAGTTTTTGCATCTATTGCATAAATTTTTGCTCTTCTTCCAGAAGGATCACATGCAACCATATAAAACTTTATGTATGAGTCTTTACTTTGTATTTCAAATATTTGTGTTGGTGCATATGGAAAATAGTCTCCATCAAATCTAACAGCCATCTGCATAGCAATAACTTTAAATCCCTCAGCCCTGCTTTCGTTTACAGGAATAACAAGGCCTCTGTTTACAAGTGGATCATACTTTCCCTTTAACTGTATCCCGCTTGTTTTAGTTAAATATAAATATGGGGAAGATCCAGTATAAATTGCAAATGGGTTATTCTTTTTAAAGTTATAGTAAATACCAGTCTTTGTATATGGATAAATAGATGTTCCAAATCTTGTTCCAATAGGACTTGCATCAGATTCGTTAAGTGCTTGTGACGCATAAGAAAGTTTTTTAATTGAAACATTGCTAGTTGATGAATCTTTCACATTTATCTCTATATGTGTAACAATTGATAAATCATTAAAATCAACACCGCTTGGTGGATAAATTATCATATTATCAACAACCTCGTACTTTGTTGTCATCCAGTCTGACCCAGGAATTAAAACTCCATTTCTTGCTGGTCTTTCTGTTTTTGTAAAATAAAAATATGTTTGATTTGCTCCCAGTTCGGTATATTGAAAAGTAACATATGTCTTTACAATTGCGCCATCTGTGTCGTATCGGTAATCTTTTGCAACTCTATTTTTTAAATCCTCATAGTCGTTATACCCAGTGAACAAGTAGTTATCTAGTGACTCATAAGTTCTTTGAACTGGAACTCCATACTCGTTTGATAACTCTGCATATGTCCAACCTGGAGCATCTGTCTCTATTGCTATGGTCTTTGATGGTATTGGATAGTCAATGTTAAACTGAATAAAATCAAGATCAAAATATTGATCTCCTCTTCTATCAAGAACAGACTCTGCAAAATATGTTAGTGGCAGTTGATCTTCCCAATATGCGCTTGCTGATATTGTAAGTTTGTAAGTATCAAACACTGTATCTGGCAACAACGTATAACTTGCCACATGATCTAAAAGAGAGTCTTCATCAAGGACTACGACTCCTCCACCAGATATTGCCCCGTTTACTGTGTAAGTTCCGACAGGGTTTTGTATGGATGTAGTATCTAAACCTCCATCTATATTAATCAGTTGGTTATTTTGATAAACTGCAAACAGGTCTTCATTCCAAATTGGAACACCTATCTCGTTAAATAGAGATCTAATCTTCTGGAAGTTATACTGTGTGCACAATCCTATGTTATATATTTTTCCAGTAAATGTTGAAGTACCGCCCTTATCTCCCCCAATGTACATTCTTAAGTCTGAAAGTGAGCCGAAGAAGTTTGATGCTGGATTTCCAAATCTTGATACAAATGCTGGGATGTTTAAGCCTATATCTACTACCTCTCCTGGCTCAGCCAATAAAGGAGAATAAAGAGTTTCTGACACACCATTATAATTAATTACATAGGATATTTGATTATTTAAAAGTTGTATTAAGAAATAACTTCCTGTATTTTCTTTTTCAATTCTGATCAATGTTTGAGCAGATGTGGATATTTGTGGCAACTTAAAGCAGCCATAAAATGCTGATATTGGAGAACTCATAAAGTCAAAGTTTTTAAAGAACATGTATCCAGAAACTGAGTTCCATGATGCGTTTGGTCTAAAAGAAAAGAAGTCTCGTGTATCTGTTGACTGAACTGCTTTGCAATCTAAGAACAACTCTTTTTCTGTTTTTGATGACAAGATTATTTCTGGAAGAGGGTGAGACAAAACAGAAAGTGATCTGCTTGTTAAAGAAACGTTATCGCTAAATCCTTGCTTCCAGGAACCAATTTTTGGATAAGAATAGTTTGAAGTGTAGTCTGCAAATGAGTAGTCAATAAATACTGATGTTCCGCTATAAGATGTATTGATGTTTTCTGGTATATCTACACCTTGACCAAAGACAAACCTTCTTTTTGCAACCGCTGTTGCTACAATATAAGGATAAATTCCAATACAGTCTATCTCTATTGGATATATGTCCTCATATGCATAGAATCCTATCCAGTCTTGATCTTTTCCATTTCCATCTAGCATTGAAGGTAAAGAAAGAGACTCTGTTAAATAGTTTAAAGAAATAACTTCTTGACCATTTATAACAAGAGATGCGGTGTCTTTTCCAACACGCATGTGAACTAGCATTGGTCTTGTCCACTCACCAACATAGTACGCACCATATTCGTTTCCTATTTTTAATCCTATAGATGGACCGTCTACATAGATTCCATCATCTGATGCGATTGGACCAATAATTCTTTTCCTATCGTTGCTATAAGAATTTATTCTAAGCCAAGTTTCTAGTGTGTACTGCTTAAACTTTCCAGACTCATTTAAAATTCCGACTCCAGGAACTATAAGAGATGGATTATTTCCATTTGGATACATTGTTGTAAGACCAGATGTTCCATATACAATTGGAATACCTGAATTTTTGGCCTTAAGCATATTGTCAGAAACTAAATAGTATGCATCTAGTTCTTGCAAACCATAGCACTTTGATGCTACTCCCTTTTGTGGTGCAAGAGAGATGCTGGATGGAATATCTGTTGGTATTACTCCAAGGGATGTAGATGCAAACTCTTCTGACCACTGACCAAGGCTTATTCCGTTTACCAAAAACACATCTTCTGTTTCTGATCCACCAATAAAGTTAATCTTAAAGACTAGCCTAAAATTAGTATCGTCTGGTGGAGTGTCGAATGTCTCAGAAATAAAAGACCAGTTGCTATTTATGTTTGTGTCATAATTTTTTAAGTGAGTTATGTCTTGACCACTTGTAGTATCTGTGTACTGATAACCAATCTCAAATCCAGCAATGTATGCGCTTTCTGAATAGAAATATCCCGCAACAGAAAATGTTCTTAGATAATCATTAAGATCTCTTAGATTCATTATGTCATTGCTTATTGCAGTTATTGATGCTAACTCATTATCTGTTGGTGTTGCAGTTATCTTACCAACATAACTATTAATGAATGGCTCATCAACTGACTCAATGTAGTTTTCATGTGTACCGCCAACTATCGTCCA